GGGGTGGGGACCATCCATAACGAACAATCCATCACCACCTTCAACAACACCGATGACATTAGTGCATCCTTTAAGGTCGCATAAATAAAGCATAAACATGAGATTTGAAAATCCATTACCAAGGGACGTACACATTTCCCCTGACATGCGTGTGGCAGGTACCGTTACCTTGACCAACTTGGATACGCATTTATTGTCTCCAGCGATAACTTTGTCTAAATAAAAACGAAATAATGTGGAACTCGGTAGGTATTGGGTCATATATTTATACATTACAAACTCGCAAGCTTCGAATAATTCAGCAGTAAAATGTGATTCGAATGCGGTGTAATCAGTACAAACATAACGTGCTCCAGTGCGGTACACACGTTTATGAATGTAAGAAGCCCTATCTTTAACGGGAATTTTCTTGATGAACCAATCTGATTTGAAGACAGATTGTTCAATGGCTTTAAAGGTTGGACCAACAGCACATTTAAATTCATCAGATCTGGCGTTTATCCATCTAGCATGCTTAAACTCAGGATAAGACTCATCTTTCACAAATGATTTAACGATGTAGTCACGGTCTTGAAGAACACCGCCGCAATTTGCCCATTTCCTAATTAATTCGTCTTTTCTGGCACGGGAATAACCCGTTGATTCTAACCAGGTATTTAGATCAAGGTCACAATCAGAAGGTAAAGGAACAAGGTGCTGTATGCACCATAATAAAGTAAAAGTTTTCATACGTTCGAGAAGTGCTGCTTCCGCAGTGGGAGGCTTGCAGGCAAATCTCTTTTTAACCCCGGCAATAACAGTGTCCACATCGGTTGGATCGACATGAGGTAAGCTCGTACCTTGGATATGGCAACCTAAAGAAATCTTCACGGGAGAGCGAAGATTAGGCGTTGGCTCGATGCGTGTTTGTTTAATGACTACACCATCTTTTATAGGGCCAATTACAGGCATGTCTTGTTCTGACAACCTGTAACCATATACCATACACCGCGTATTATTTATTGCGAGGTTAGGGGAAAACCCAAGGCCTGCATGACCCTGAGTCTCGTGTTATAAATAGCGCGAGCAACAAGTAAAGTATCTTGAACGATATCAGTATTAAATTCGATAATAGACCACTTAGGTAAATTTATTGTATGAATGTTAGCACAAACATGTATCATCTTTGCAATGACCTGTTCTTTAGACAAATTCAATTGGCAAACAGAAGGAGATAACAATTGGAAAAGAAATTC